GTAGAGCCACTTGTAGGATCACCAGAGTTTTGATAAGTATTATTTTTAGCAAAATAAACTTTCCTATTATCCATATCTAAAGCTACACCAATTATATCGGAGTTGCCATAGCTATCTCCATAAGATGAACCACTAGCTCCTGTAAATTTTTGTCCGTTTGATGCGTAATACCCTACTGCTGTACTTTGTTCACCCACATAAACACTATCAGGGTCATCGGTAGTAACACCTGTAATAGTTTCAACTCCAATCATAGTACCACTACCTTCAGTTGGCTGTGCCTCAAAATAAAATTTACCAGCTAGTACAGGGATAGTTGCATAAAACGTTTTATTGATTCCTGAACCACTTGTTCTATCTACTTTAGTTGCACCTTCATTTATCACCTGTGATGATGGATACTTAAATAAAGGATTTAGTGTTGCAAAATTATTAGTGCAAGTATCTGTCGCTTGATCTGCTGAAGATATACCGTACAAAGCATTAAAGTTATTACTATTACCACTTACATCTAATCCTAAATTTGAACCATCTTCAAAATCAAGATAATATCCTTCATCACCAAAACTTCCATCATACGCTTTAGGAATCCATATTCCGCTAGTGCTATCAAATTCACCAAAGTCTGATGCTTGTTTTACTTGTCCGTCTAAAAAATATAGTTCTGTATAATATCCTGGTGCTGTTTGTGAGCCATCAGGACTGCCAACAAAATGTGACATATTTGTTTCAAACATTTCACTATCAGCATTTTGTGTTGGATAGTTAGCTGTACCTAGTGATGTTTCTTGAACACCATTGACATAAAATTTAACTCTATTTGCTTCAGTTGAGTCTGTTGAATCATAAGCAACTACGATGTGATACCAAGCCGCAGTATCACGAAAAAGTCTATTTGTTTTAATTTCTGTATCACCACTATTAGTTCTAAACTTCAAGACATTATCTTGAAAAGCAAACAGAGTAGTTGCTGCACCTGCATTACCACAGAAAAATATATCTTCTCCACTATCTTGTAATTCCGTTCTTTTTATCCATATTGAAAATGTAAATTTATCTGCATTAGTTGGTGTTCCAATATTGCTATCAGATCGTTGTAGTCTTTCTGAATTATCTTTTTCAAACTTACAAGAATTTGCTACATCATATCCTGTTGAAACAGATCCTCTGTTAGCAGTTCTCTGTAAGGTCTCCATACTAGCTTTGTGTTAGATTTTGAGTAATACCTATATTTTGCCACTTATTACCATTGTATCTAAATGCATAGATGTCCGTTTTCGCGTCTGTCGCAGTTTGCGTTGGAGTTACATCACCTGCAAACTCAAAGATTGCATTCCATGCTAAAGTGTATGGTCCACTTGATGCATGTTGAGCAACTTCGATACTGATAATTGCACCCTCTACTGCGTTACTAGGTGCAGATATTGTTGAGTTTTCTTCTAATAATAAAAATGCATTTGCTGCAGCTGCAGCATCCCAAGACACTGTACCATCTGTTAGAGATACTTGTGATAAGTTTGCTGAGGTCTGTGCAGTTACTACACCAGCAACATTAAGAGTGCTGTCAATATCAGTGACATCTAAATTAGCAGTGCCATCTACATCTAGATCTGTTCCGACAAATAATTTTTTAGCAATACTCGCACCACCCTCTGTTCTTAATGCACCAGTGTCACCTGTGGCATCACTAGAGTCTGTTGTATCAGTAATATCAACCACTCCTGCAACAGTTAATGTAGATGCCATATCAACTGCACCATCTACATCAACAACATCAAGATTAGCTGTTCCGTCTACATCAAGATCTGTACCAACAAAAAGTTTTTTAGCAATACTTGCACCACCCTCAGTACGCAAGGCTCCAGTATCTCCAGTTGCGTCACTAGAGTCTGTGGTGTCAGTGATGTCAACAACACCTGCTACAGTTAAAGTTGAAGCCATATCTACTGCTCCATCAATATCTACTACATCTAAATTCGATGTGCCATTAACATCAATAGAACCCTCAAGATCTATATCACCATTGACAATAAGATCGTCCGTAACAGTAAGATCGTCCTGAACTTTTAGATCGACCACAGATAGACTAGCAAAAACATCTACAACTGCAGCACCTGATCCTGCTCCATCTAGATAAACTACTTTTGTGTCTCCTGCAGGAATAGTTATATTGGCTCCTGAGCCTTGAGAAATCACTATATCTTGTGAGCCACTAGTCCCATTCTCTATAATTTGCACTCTTTTCATTGTGTTAGGTGCAATTGTTATTGTACAAGCAGAGTCAAGTGTGCCTGTGTATTTAAGATGCATTGCTCTACCTGCATCTGTACTACCATCAGCAACTGTTGTTGTGTGAGTGTCAGCGTTAGTAGTTATAGACTCTGTGCCTATCCCTAATGCCTCTCCGATAAGTTCTAAATTGGTGTTAGTGCTTGTCCCCCAAGTTCCTGACTCATCACCTGTTGCTATCTCTTTTAATCGTAAGTTATTTACATAAGTTGCCATAAGTAATGCCCTCTTCTACATGATTATATATCTTTTTTCTAGAATAGTTAAGCGACATTTTCCCAATTAGGTGTCTGGCTGTCGCTAACACTAGACCAACTTGGAGTCTGACTTGTATCAACAAGACCCCAAACTGTTACCGAACCGACTGCTGTATTAGATGCAACACCTGTTAATGCAATGTTAGCATCACTTTTAGTTGTTGGGTCAGTAGTAGCTGAGGTTGCACCACCAAGTGATATTGATACAACTTCGTTATGGTGCACTGTAACACTACCAACTGCACTTGTTGCAGTCCCTAGAGTAACAGCAACATTTGCCTCTCCGTCTACATTTACAGATACTGTGCCTACACTACTGACTAGCGATGGTAAAACAGCAATTGCTTGTGCGTTTACGGCAGCAGATGGTGCTCCAGTTGTTGCTAATTGTGATGATAATGTTACATTAACACTTACTGTAACAGAAATGGATCCTAGTGAGGATGTTGCAGCATTGATTGCGGAAAGTGTTACAGGAAGAGCAGTGCCCCATGCACCCTCGTCCCAAGTACCTCGACCCCAACCATTTATAATAGCCATTTAAATTTATGCTATTCTTATGATTGCAGTACCTGATGCTGCTGCAGGAAAGACTATCGTAAAGTCCCCAGCAGTTGATGTTTTATCTCCACCAAAGTCAATAGTAGCAACTGATTTGTTACTATCGCTTGAGTTGTAAATCATACAACCTCTAGCAGTTACAGTTGCAGTTCCAAATGTTAGGTCAGCAAAATCAGTAAACCCTGTTGTTCCACTTGAAGTAGGATCTACTCTTGTTAAACTATTACCACCAGAAGTGTAATTTGTACCACTTGCTTGGTTAGTTGTGGTAAACGCTGTTGTTGCAGCACCTAATGTAGCAGAACTTGTATAAAGTGCAAGTTTAAAAGTATCGCCACCAGAGTTTTTAAAGTTATGTACTGCCTCGAGAAGTTCTTTTTTAAAACTTGTAGTAAGTGTAGAAGTAATCGCCATTTTATTTTAACTCCTTAAAAATTTTTGCTAAATCCTCATGACCTTGTGAGTTTAGAAGATTTACTATGGTGCATCTCTCACTTTTGATGCCTTCTCGAATATAATATAGTATAGTTGTGTAAATAGCTAATCTGTACTCCTCAGCTTGTTGTCTGATATGAGGTGCAGCATTTTCTGAAATACCACAGATTCTATTGGTTGCTTGTTCTGCCCAAAACTCTGGCGGATGTCCTCTATATTCTTGCGTTTGTACTTGTATATTACCAAGTGATGTAGATCCAGGATTGTCTAACATCAGTATCTCTTTGCCTCTGGTGGTGTGTCAAGTATTGGTATAACCTCTGCCTCTTTTCTTCTTTGTTCATCTAATGAAGCACTGTATTCTTTAAATCCTGATGAGTAAAACTTATTGTCCTCAGGGTCAAAAAGTATTACAGGTGGGTTTTCTAATCTGTGGTAGCCATAAATTTTTTCTTGTATCGGTAGATCCGTGTCAAGAAGTCCTGATCTTGGTGCTACACTTACGATAATCCCTTGTGTAATACACTTAGCTAACCAAAACTCAACACATGCACGACCTGCCTCAGCAAAATGCAAATTACCTTTATAAGTAAAATCAACACCAAACATGTTAATTCTGCCAACTTTGTTGTACATTGCAAATGCAACTGCAAAAGCCACAGTATTGTTTAGGTAACACGATCCTGTTTCTTGTACAACTTCCAAAAGAGGGTACTCAACTAAATTATCACAGCGTTTGTCTAGTTCACATGTATATATTGGACCAGGATGTGACTCAAGTATCTCTCTCATGATTCCTGTTTGTGTGCCTGCTGCATCGGAATCTAAAAATCTAGATGCTGGGTCAAGCATAAAAACTCTATCAGTTTGTCTCGCGATGCCTGCCATTGCGTTTATCGCCCACACCTCATCAAATTTATTACTATGTGATATAGAAAAATGATAGTCTATCTGACTTCTACCCATAGCAACAATTGCAATATTCTTACCCTCTAATGATTTAATTTTACTCATGATTGTGGTTCTCTTCTAACCTCGCCATATCTATATTGATCTCTTGTAGATTTACCCTCGCCAAGATTTTTAAGTAAGACTAATGCCTCTTGAAACTTTTGTTCATACACAGGCATCGTTTCATAATTTTTTAAATACATGGTTGCCTCTACTAATGTACCAAATAACATGGCATTTACTGCATTTTCTGACAACCATGTGCCAGATGTTGCTGAGGTAAGTGATTGTGGTCTATAGAAGTAATGTAACTCAAATGTATAGTCAGAGTTTGGTGTAGGTGCTAGAATAAAAGTGTTTTCATCAAACTCAGCGTAGTATTTAGATTGTCCTGTAGTAGTTGATGCTGGAGTGTAGTCTCTTATAAACGACACATGTTTTAAAAGAAGATAGTTGTAATTACCACTGCTATCGATTAATGCTAAACTAAATGGCGATAAAAAATCTGATGGCATTGCTAAATAAGTGTTACCAGATGTGCTACTTCCTGTTACATTTTTCCTAAAAACATCTAGCTGTACAGCTTTTAGTATTCTTTCCTCAGCTGTTCTGATAAAATTAGGTATATTAGAAACAAGAGTGGACTCAGTGCTATCAAGATATTCTTGTACAGCAGTCGTTAATGTTGCACTAGTCCAACTCATACTACTACTGTGACCTCACCAACAGATGATGTAGCAACATATCCTGTAAATCCTGTTCCTATTGGATCAGCGAATGGGTTGTTGGTTGTTGTGCCAGATGTGCCATCAGCATTTTTTGTAGATCCTGTGGTTCGAACTGTTCCTAAGGAAAGTGTTTGTCTTACATCTGGTCTTGGATTGTATATTGCTTCAGGGTCACCTGTTATTCTTCTTGGTTCAAGTTGTGGATGTTTAGGATCATACATGTCGGGTCCAACTAATAGACCATTCCAAGTTTTTTTCATCTCGTTTAGCTTATACCTAAACCCACTTATATCACAGATGCCATACGCATTTTTACCAGAAGAATATGCCATCAGTACATAATCCTCGGTGTCAAGTTTACACTCGCTCTGTCTCTGTCTTCATCCGATGCTCTTTTCCATGCTTCCTCATACTCTAGTTTTAATATGCCAGCTTTTTGAGGATTTTTCTTCAATGCTATTTGATACGCTAATCCCATAGTCATACATGGTATAAACCTATGTGGTACCTCTTGATCCTGAGCAGATGCACTTACATCATCAATTCTT